ATAGTGCCCTGTCACACACAGAGTCTGGGGGTTCGCCGATGGACCGCCTAGGCGCCCTCACGGCCCTCTGTGACGACATCTCCGAGTGGCTCAAGGAATGCCCAGTGGACCGCAAGGCGGCGCTCGTGGCGCAGTACCGAGCGACTCTCGCCGAGATCGCCACCCTCACCCCTGAGCAAGCGAAGGCGGGCGATCCGATTGACGAGATCGCGGCCCGCCGTGCTGCTCGGGGAGCAGGCCCCACCAAGGATCAGGGTCGTTCCAAGTCGGGCACACGCTAACTCCTGGGAGGATGTCGCCGACCTCTCGGCGTCGTTCGGCCTAGTTCTCGACCCGTGGCAAGAGGTAGTCCTAGAGGCCGCTCTCGGTGAACGCTCGGACGGTCGTTGGTCCGCTCCGCAGGTCGCCCTTTCGGCCCCTCGCCAGAACGGCAAGAGCCAACTCATCGTCGCCCGCGCCCTGGCCGGCGCGCTGCTGTTCAATGAGAAGCTCATTGTCATCTCGGCGCACCAGCAGGACACGGCGCGCGAGACCTTCACGAAGATGATCGAGCAGATTGAGTCATCCTCTGCGCTGGCGTCGAGGATCAAGCCTGGTGGCATCATGCGGGCGCTCAATCGTGAGTCGATCACGTTCAAGAACGGCGCCGTTATCAAGTTCAAGGCGCGCTCGAACGCTACTGGCCGTGGATTCTCGAGCGACTGCCTCCTGCTCGACGAGGCGCAGATCCTCGGCGCGGCGGCATGGCAGACGATTCTGCCCACAATGTCGGCTCGCACGAATCCGCAGGTGTGGCTACTCGGCACCCCTCCCGCGCCGACCGATGACGCTGAGGTGTTCACGCGGATTAGGGCGACCGCGCTCGATGGCAAGTCCTCGCGGCTCGCCTACCTCGAATGGTCTGCCGATCCGACCGACGATCCCGCCGAGGAATCCACTCGGGTGAGTGGTAACCCGGCCTGGTACACGCGGATCAACCACGACATCGTGGCGACCGAGTTCGACTCGATGACCCGTGACCAGTTCGCACTCGAGCGCCTGGGTATCTGGGCGTCTGACGTGATCGCATCCTCCGAGATCGACTATCTCCAGTGGGATGCCCTCGGTCACAGAGCGGCCCCGTCAGAGGGCCGGATTGCCTATGCCGTGCGGTTCTCCGCTGACGGTTCGCGAGTCGGCCTGGCGACAGCGCTACGGCCCGCTGTTGGCCCTCCGCACGTCGAGCTAGTCAAGGTCGAGGACATGGCGGCCGGTACGGGCTGGCTTGTCGATTGGCTGTCGACTCGGTGGCGTGGTTGCTCGCGCATCGTGGTTGACGGCAAGGCTGGTGCTGGCGCGCTCGTCAACGCGCTTCGGGTCGCGAAGATCCCTGCGCGGATCATCAGCACGCCGACGACGGACGAGGTGATCGCGGCGCACGCGATGGTCGCCGAGGCGATCCGTTCGGCGTCCCTGACGCACTTCTCGCAGAAGCAACTCGACGACGCCGTTCGCGGCGCCGGCAAACGACTGATCGGCACGGCGGGCGGTTGGGGTTGGAAGCCTCTCTCGCCCGACGTCGATGTGATCCCGCTCGAGGCAGTAACGCTGGCGCTGCACGCGGTGGCGACAGGTAAGAGCGGCGCTGGTCGCACAGGCGGCGGTGGCAGAAGGGCAGTGATGCTGTGACTGATCGACTCATCCTCCCGGGCCTGTCTGACGACGAGGACCGGATTCTCAACCACCTGCTCAATGAGCTCGACGAGAAGCAGCCGCGAAACCTCTTGCGCGCCAGCTACTACGACGGCAAGCGGGCGATCCGCCAGGTTGGGTCGATCATCCCTCCGCAGTATTACCGCCTTGGCATCGTCCTGGGCTGGTCCGCGAAGGCTGTCGATATCCTCTCGCGGCGCACGAATCTTGACACGTTCGTGTGGCCTGATGGCGACCTCGCCGACATCGGCTTCAGCGAGACATGGGAGGGGAACGGTCTCGGGACCGAGGTCTCGTCTGGGCTGATCTCGTCCCTGATTCACGGAACCGCGTTCCTGGTGAACACTCTCGGTGACGAGTCTGCCGGCGAGGCTAAGGGCCTGATCCACGTCAAGGACGCGATGTCCGCGACCGGCGACTGGAACCCGCGAACGCGCCGTCTCGACAACCTCCTGTCGATCACGGGCCGCGATGACGGTAAGCCGACGTCGCTCGCGCTGTACTTGGACGGGCTGACGATCACGGCCGAGCACGACTCTAGCGGCTGGACCATCGATCGCTCCGAGCACTCGTGGGGCGTCCCTGCTGAGCCGCTGGTCTACAAGCCGCGGGTCGGCCGCCCGTTCGGGTCCTCGCGGATCTCGCGGCCCGTGATGTCTATCCACGATCAGGGCTTGCGTGAGGTGATCCGCCTCGAGGGGCACATGGATGTCTACTCGTTCCCCGAGATGTGGCTGCTCGGCGCCGATGAGGCGATGTTCAAGAACCCGGACGGCTCGCAGAAGGCCGCTTGGCAGATCATGCTCGGGCGTATCAAGGCGATCCCGGACGACGAGGACGCGGTGAACCCCCGTGCCGACGTCAAGCAGTTCGCCGCATCGTCCCCTGAGCCGCACCTGGCGCACCTCAATGGCCTCGCCAAGATGTTCGCTCGCGAGGCATCCCTGCCCGATACGTCAGTCGCCATCTCTGACATCGCCAACCCGACGTCGGCCGAGTCCTATGACGCCTCGCAGCACGAGCTGATCGCCGAGGCCGAGGGTGCGACTGACGACTGGGCGCCCCCGCTTCGGCGGGCGCTCGTCCGGGCGCTCGCCATGCAGAACGACCTCGCCGAGATCCCGCCTGAGTGGGCGACGATCGACACCAAGTGGCGCCCGCCGCAGTTCTTGTCTCGTGCGTCTCAGGCTGATGCTGGCTCGAAGCAGGTCGCGGCTATCCCGTGGCTTGCTGAGACCGAGGTTGGGCTGGAACTGCTGGGCCTCGACGCGCAGCAGATCAAGCGCGCGATGTCCGAGAAGCGCAAGCAGCGCGGGTCGGGTGTGCTCGACGCGCTGCGAGGGGCGGCTAACGCCGTTACGTCGACTGAGTCGGCGGCTGATCTCAAGGCGAAGTACGACGCGCTCGGCTCGGCGATCCGGTCGGGCGTTTCGCCGGCTGACGCTGCGGCATCGCTTGGCCTGCCGGTGACGTTCACTGGCGCGACTCCTGTCAGTCTGCGGCTACCCGCTGCTGACGCTGCGGTGCTCGAGCAACTGTGAGCACGTCGGCGCTTCGTCAGGGCGTCGCAGATCTGTCGACGCTCGCCAATGCGGATCTCGCTGAGCTCTGGCGCACGGTCACGAACGCGGACGAGGCTCGCGCGGCCCTGCTCGAGATCCTTCCCGATCTGTGCGACACATACGGGTCGGCGGCGTCTACTCTCGCCGCCGACTGGTATGACGAGACGCGGGATGGACTCAGGGTTGCGGGTCGGTTCTCGGCGATCACGGCGGATCTCGGCGACTTGGGCGGCGACGTCCTGGCGCGTTGGGGTATCGCCCCGCTGTTCGGTGCTGACCCGAACTGGCTCGCCGCGCAGACGCTCATCGAGGGCGGGTTGCAGCGGCGGATCGCGAACGCCTCGCGGGACACCGTGACCGGCTCGACCTACGCGGACCCGAAGGCGGTCGGCTGGCAGCGGGTCGGCAACGGCGACTGTTCCTGGTGCGAAATGTTGATCTCGCGTGGCGCTGTATACACCGAGGCGTCGTCGCAGTTCGCGGCTCACGACCACTGTCAATGTGGCGCGATGCCGCAATTTAGGTAACCCAAATCTCCCCCACTCACCGAGCGGGGTTACGCCCACGTGCAGCGGTCAATGCGCGGTCCACAGATGGAGCAACCGATGAGCGAGTCCGCGCCCGAAGGCACGCAGAACGAGCAGCACGAAGGTGGAAGCACGAGCGGGTACACGCCCCCCGCAACCCAGCAGGACCTCAACCGGATCATCACCGAGCGCGTGAATCGTGCGAAGGCGACCTTCGGTGACTACGAGGACCTCAAGGGCAAGGCTGCGAAGTTCGACGCACTCGAAGCGTCCAACCTCACCGAGAACGAAAAGACGGCGAACCGGCTGAGTGCCGCGGATGCCGAGGTTGCGAAGGTTCCGGCGAAGGTTGCCGAAGCCCTCCGCGCTCACCTCGTCACGTTGCACTCGATCGAAGCCGACGACGCCGAGTTGTTCCTGACCGCGAACGACCCCGCGCTGCTCCTCAAGCAGGTGGAGCGGCTCGTTGGCCGTGCAGGCGAGAGCAAGAAGCGCGGGAATCACGTCCCGCGTGAAGGCAGTACCACACACTCCGCCGAGAGCGACGAGCGCGAAACCGCGCGAGCGATCTTCGGCTCCAACTGATCTGAAAAGGAGACCGGCTCATGGCCGTTCTGGCAACCACTGGCATCACTCTCCCGAAGAACATCGCTGACGGCCTCTGGGCCAAGGCCATGACCGGATCGGCCGTCGTCGCCCTGTCGGGTGCGCAGCCGCAGAAGTTCGGCGAGGTCACGCAGATGACCCTGACCGGGCGCCCCCGCGCTGAGTACGTCGGTGAGGGCGCGAACAAGGCGTCGAGCGGCACCACGTTCGGCACCAAGATCGTGTCGCCTCACAAGGTGCAGGTCACGCAGCGGTTCAACCAGGAAGTCAAGTGGGCCGACGAGGACTACCAGCTCGGCATCCTCAAGGCGCTCGCTGACGAGGGTGGCCTGGCTCTGGCCCGCGCGCTCGACCTCGGCGTGTTCCACGGCATCAACCCGGCGAGCGGCACCGTCGTCGCGGGCATCCTCGCGGCCGACCGGATCGGGACGACCACGAACGTCGTGGAACTCATGACTGCGAACCTCACGACCCCGGACCTCATGATCGAGCAGGCCGCTGGCCTGGTCATCGCTGACGGCTTCGTGCCGAACGGCATCGCGCTCGACCCCACCTACGCGTGGACGATCGCGACCGCGCGGTACGCGGATGGCCGCAAGAAGTACCCGGAGTTCGGGTTCGGCACCAACATCACCACGTTCGAGGGGCTGAGCGCGGCGCAGACATCGACGGTCGGCGGTCTCCCCGAGGTCGCCGCCGGTACCGGCGTCAAGGCCATCGTCGGCGACTGGAGCACTCTGCGTTGGGGCGTCCAGAAGGTCGTCCCCGTCGAGCTCATCGAGTTCGGTGACCCGGACGGTCAGGGCGACCTCAAGCGCACCAACCAGATCGCGCTGCGCCTCGAGGTCGTCTACGGCTGGGGCGTCATGGATTTGGACGCGTATGGCCTCGTGGCCGACAAGGTGGCGAACGTCTAACTACCGCCTGTGAATCAGGTACGGCCAGGCAGCATCGACGCCCGGCCGTACCTGTGACAGCGCACGAATCGATCGACAAGCGCTCCACAAACCGAACGGAGATACCCGGTGAGCCGGTTCCAGAATGAGGCAACCAAGGTCGTCGTCAGCGTGGCGGACAGTAAGGACAGCCGCTTCGGTGAGGGCTGGCGCCCGTACACCGGGGAGCCGGACGCCGAGCGGACCGAGGGCGAGTACGGCACCTACAAGGTGGCTGACCTCCGCGCCGAGATCGCGTCCCGCAATGAGGGGCGGGGCCCATTCAGCATGATTCCGACCGAGGGCAAGAAGGCCGAACTCGTCGAGTTCCTCACCGCCGACGACACCAAGTAACAGAGGGGGCAACCCGTGGCCGCTGTAACGCTAGTTCTCGCTGACCTGGCACCGTTCGCCGACAT